GTTCTTTCTCTTATGATACAGGATTTTTATTATTTGTGGCTCACTTTTTTATTATCATTTTTCCCTCAGCTGGCTCAGTTTTATTTTAGCAGATATAAATGCACCATAAAGGCTACTGCCGCATTTATGTTCTCTGATGATATTGCGAGTGAAAAGAGAGCAAAGATCAAAAAGGCCGGTTAAATTTTACCGATAGTTGAAAAGGCTCGTTCCACATCAATTGGGACGAGCCTTTTTACTTAAAAACTATCAAAATCAGCCTGTCCAGCGACATCATGCCAGCCGTCATATTCGTCATTTTCACGTTCAGTGAACATATCATTGATAAGTCCAATAGTAAGCAAATACAGCTCGGTCATAGAAAGACCGAGCTGTTTGCATCTCAGGAGAAAAAGAGGGGTTGTCATCGGGCGGTCAGTCTGGCGATGTTTTTTTTAGACTCTACCTGCGTTGCGGTGTTCAGTCCCCAGAGTTCGATAAGCTGAGGAAGAATTTCATAAATGCTGAATGTGTTGAACTGTTCCAGAAAATCATCGGGGTTGTCAGGAACATTGGAATCAGCGTGTTTTGCCATGATATAGGCGATATTTTCAAAAACTTCAAGGCTTTCAATACCAATTTCGCTTTTGTTTTCATCACCTTCAGTGACTTCAGTTTTCAGTGCAGCAAAGTCCTTATAAATATCTCTGCAAAATTTCAGACGATAAAGACGTGGCACAGCAGCACTTGCCTTAAAAGGTACTTCAATCCCGTCAATTGTAATGTTTTTCTGAATAGCCATAGCAATACCTCCTTATGATGACTTGGCAGAAGATTTAACTGTCGTATCAGGATTATACGGCATCTTGAACCAGTTATTATACACTGTATCTGTGGTGCTTTCAGTAGTTTTAGACTTCACAAGACCTGTCGGCAAAGGAGTAGCTTTCAGTGACAGCTTTTCAGTCTTGACTTCTGTGCTTTCCTCAGTGGTTGCAGATTCTGTTGCAGGTCGTGAAGCAGAACAACAATACATCACATGACGGATATGGTGCTTATCGCCTAAGAACTCAAACATCAATGCAAACTGTGCAAGCTCCGTATCATTCTTTTCAACCAGAACACCATTATTATCAAGGATTTCTCCTAAGATTTCAGTTGCAAATTCAGTTGTGATAAGAGCGATTTCAAGGTCGCCTGTATATCCTGCGTTGTTGTTGATGACATAATAAACACCATTGTCCGCATAAAAATTTTCTGCCTCGCCGTTTGCGTCAATAGAAAGCGATACAGCACCGGGGAGATGTTTTGACGGACCATATGCAGGGACAGTTTTGTTGCCGTCGGGATCTTCACCCCATTCATTGATTTTTGCCCAGTAGACATTCTGCAAACCGAATTTAACTTTGTTCTTCTTGTTTGCCATAGGTTATACCTCCGTTTCGTAAAGCACTTCATAGAGCTTTTCCGACTCTATCCATACTTCTGATTTTGTGTAATAAATTTTGCGTTTCTTCAGAACACTTTCAACTTGTCTTTCAAGTTCAGGATTCTTAACATCTGTATAAAGTTCAATATCCAGTTTCTTAAAACTGAAATACATGGAATTATCCGCAGAAAATGTATTCTCGCCGGGAGATAAAAACAGCAGAAAAGGCGGTGCGGGACTTTCACCCTCTGCAAAATGATGATAGGCAAAAGGCAGTCCCATTTCCTCCATCATTTCTGCGATTTGTTCGTAGGTCATGATAATGCCTCCTCTATAAGTTTCTCAAAAAGCTGTACACCGTTTTCTTCCGCAGGAGCAATATGCGGTTTTCCAGATACCCGCCCACCGCCACGCTTGGCATGACCTTTTTCAATGAGATGTGCCAGCTGATATCTGTTTTTGGAATGTACAGTCATTTCAAGAGAATGGCTGTTTTCCTTTGTCTTTTTGGCAGTCCAGCTTTTAGCATATGCACCTGTTCGCTTTGGAGCGTTTGCAGATATTTCATCTTTTACAGACTTTGCGGTCTTTCTGACCGCCTTTTTCATTGACGTATCTGCAAGGTCAGCATAATCTGTCAGGCCTTTCATAATCTCATCAGCCATCGCATCAACTGTAGTCATCGGAAACACCTGCCTTTCGTATCTCACCCTCGATTTTCATGTAGTTGTTGTGGTCGTATAGAGGGGTAATTCCGGTGACATTGTAGATGTTATTCCTGAAAAGAATACGGAAATTGGTGCTGTTGATGTTCAGCGAGGCAGGACTTTGACGGACGAGAAATTCCAACTTCTGTACCTCTTTGGTAACTCCTGCATCCGTGGTTTCACTTGCTGTTTTTACTGTTACCTTTGCCCACAGAGAAAACGTCTCTTCCCATTTGGTGATATGATTTCCAATCTCATCAATAACAGTTCTGTGTTCCAGAATAGTGATTCGCTGATTCAAAGTTCCGATTTCCATTACATCACACCCTCTCGCTGTGCAAACAGAATTGAACGAAGATTCAGTGTAAGTTTATGATAATCAGGATTGCTCCTGTTTTCATAAAGATACCCAAGTGCAAAAAGCATCGCTGTCCGCACAGTATCTTCATTTTTTGTAAAGTCGTCCTCGTCCATTCTGCCAACGTCCATTACCAGATTTTTTGCTGTAGAAAGCAGATTTTGAATCAGACTATCGTCCTCCTCATAATCCACTCTCAGATAGTTTTTCGCCTCTTTCAGCGTAATCATAGCATCACGCTTTCTTGATGGTAAGTGTCTTGATTGCTTCCGGAAGAATCAATTTGCCGTCCAAACGCTGACTTGCAAGGAAACCAACCTGACCTGTCATGGCAAAGAGTTCATTCAGTCTCTTGAAAGAGCGTCCCTGTCTGTCAGCCACCCAGTAATAACTAAAGTCGCCGAATGCCATGCACTTGTTTCCTGCCTTGATTTCCGGCACATAGCTGGAAGTCTTGTAAGGACGATTGAGGATTGTATCAGGAACACCAGCCTGCACAGACGGACTCCAGATGTAGTTTCCTGTGTTGTCCTTCAGTTTTCTGAGAGCCTTGACAGTGGAATCATTGAGCACCCACACCGCCTTTTTGCGGTACGGACTTCTCAGAGAATAAAATAGTTCCATGACATCATCAAATGTGATGCTTGTACCTGTGGTGGAAGTGCCGTCTTCTGCACCGCCTGTTGCGTTGAAAATGCCGGTCGGTTTTCCCTTGCCGTCACCAACGAAAAACGCCTCTTCTTCCTTCGCACCGATTCTTCTTGCAAACTCTTTTGCAATGTAGGACGGCAAATCAAATACAGAATCGTTAAGGAGTTCTTCGGAGATCTTGATCGCTGTTCCAAGCTTGTATGCAGAAAGCGATGCCTGCCCAAATGTATCATCAGAAAGAGAATACTGCTGTTCTTCGTCCATCCAGACAGCCTCACCCTTTGATGTGACAATCGGAATTTTGCGGTCGCCGTTAGATGTCTTGATGATCGTCGCCATCTGACGGAAAATGCTTTCTTCTTCCAGAGCATCGATCAGCTTTCTTTCAAATTCATCCGGCACAAGATAACCGCCCTCTGCATCAGTGCCAATCTGTAAATCATTATGGATATCCATCCAGTTGCGGTTACGAATGCTGTTCCAGAAAGCGTTCTTGTAAGTATCGCTTGCCGTACCTGTCTTTTCCGTTACATTCGGAGTTGCAGGCTTACCGAGAACAGGTGTTGAGGTTGCCTTGTTCATTTCAGCTTCAATTTCAGCCTGTCTTTCCAGACGCTGAATTTCCTTGCCAAGATCGATAATGGTCTGTTCCATTGCATCGTAGGTCTTGGAATCCTCCTCGCTGAGAACGCCGTTTGCATTTCTCTTGCTGTCGAGAAAGTCACGGGCAGTGTCCCAAGCCTTCTTTCTCTTTTCTCTGAGTTCTTTAATCGTCATAATCAATTCCTCCAATCAATATTTTAAAAGTGCCAGCCTTTTTTCAAGCTGGTCAATCGGTGTGCCTGTAACGGATTCTGCTGATGCAGATACTTTGGATAAGAATGCAGATAGATTCCTTGACTTTGAATAGGTCATTGCGGTAAGTGTATCTTCTTTTTCCTCTTCATCCTGTTCTTTCTCTTTGGGAACAACAGGCATTTTCTTCTCTGCAAAAAGAATCCCGTCCACAAATCCCATCTCATGAGCCTTTTTTGCATTGAGCCAGGTTTCGTCTGACATCAGTTTTGCAATCTTGTTTCGGCTGAGGTGAGATTTGGTTTCATAGGCGTTAATAATGCTTTCTTTGACTTCATCCAGCAAGATGATAGCCTTTTCCATATCTGCTTTATTGCCCATTGCTGATGTGGAAGGGTCGTGAATCATCATTAGGGCAGTCGGTGCAATCAAAGTTTCATCGCCTGCCATTGCCACAACAGACGCAGCGGAGGCAGCAATGCCATCAATTTTCACGGTAACCTTGCCTTTGTGATTTTTCAGCATGGAATAAATCTGACTTGCAGCGAATACATCTCCGCCCGGCGAGTTCAGCCAGACAGTCAAGTTCCCGCTGACTTTTGCAAGCTCATCACGAAACAAAGCAGGTGTCACTTCATCGCCCCACCAGGTATCTTCAGAGATAGGACCGTTAAACA